CGCTAGACGCACAAGCGATCACCCGAGCACTAGGCGGCAGATGGCAGGGCCGCTATGGCACCGCACGCTGTCCGTGCCATGCCGACAAGACGGCATCCCTCAAGATCACCGACAAGCCTGACACCAAGAACGGCGGGTCTCGCGTCGACTTTCACTGCTTCGCAGGCTGCGATTGGAAGGACGTTAAGGCCGAGCTTGTGAAGGCTGGCATTATTCCGCCTTGGCGGGCAACGGCGCTACAGACCCGCCACACGGTCGGCAAGCTGGTGCATGCGGCCAAGGCGCGGGCCGACGCTCGCCGCTTTGATCTCGCCCGAGCGGCAGCCGAGGCCGACGAAATGAAGCGCATCGCCACCGCCAAGAAACTGTGGGGCGAGGCCGTGCCGGTCGCTGGTACGCTCGGCGGCGCTTACCTTAGAGTGCATCGCGGCTTTGATTTCGCGGCAGGCGAATTTGATCACTGTTTGAGGTTTCACGCTGGCAAAAAGATGCTGGTCGAGTTGATGACCGAGCCGGTGACAGGGGTCGCAACCGGGATTCAGCGGGTGTTCCTCGACGACCACGGCAAGAAGATCACGCGCAAGATGCTCGGCCGGGCTGGCGTTTGCAGGATCAGCCCCGACGAGGACGTGCTCGAAGGCCTGCATCTTTGCGAGGGTTTCGAGGACGGCATCAAGGTGTTTATCGATGGGCTCAAGCCGGTGTGGGCGTGCCTGTCCGCTGGCATGATGAAATCTTTCCCGGTGCTGCGCGGCGTCGAGTGCTTGAACCTGATCCCCGACGTTGACGAGGTTGGAAAAGCGGCGGCGCAAGCGTGCGCTGTGGTGTGGCGCAAGGCCGGTGCCGAGGTCAGAATCCTCGACGACTATTTCAGCTAAAGACGCGGCGCACGCGCGCCGCTGTGGATAAGTCGGAAAACTTTCTCTGACACTTGACAGCGAGGCGCTTGACGGTGAGCCCCGATAGGGGCGAACGTCTTTCGCTCACCTGAAACAAAAAACCCCTCGGGTTTGACGCCGAGGGGTCTCTCGTAGGGGTGTCCAAGACTCTCTCAGCGGGTGCTGCCGGTTGCCGAGAAAGGATCACATCTATGGCGGAAAATCCGCAATCTGACAATCCCCCCAAGAAACCGAAGCGCCCAAAAGACCCGGCCGACTCGCCGCCGGGCTCGCTCATGCGCAACTCTGATCGCCTCGCGGCGGCCGATGCGCAAGCCTATCGAGACGCGCAGAACGGCAGCGGCGGCGAGGTGAACGAAGCCAGCCTAGCGGCGATGTTTACGGCCGAGCATCAAGATCACTGGCGCTATGTCGCGGCGTGGTCGCAGTGGCTGCATTGGACCGGCGTCAAATGGGAGCATGAGCGCACCCTGCTGGCGTTCGATCAGGCGCGCAAGATTTGCCAGCGGGTTGCTGCCACGTTGCGGGCGGCGGGGGCCAAGAGCACCAAAGAAATCTTGAAGGGGAGCACGGTGGCGTCGGTGGAACGGCTGGCGCGGGCTGATCGGGCGCATGCCGTGACGGCCGACGTATGGGACCCGAGCCTTTGGCACCTCAACACGCCGGGGGGCGTGGTGGATTTGCGCAGCGGCCAAATGGCATCGCACGACCCTTCGATGATGATCACGAAGGAAACGGCAGTAAGCCCAAGCGGACAGTGCCAAAGATGGCTGCAATTCCTCGGTGAGATCACCGACAATGATGTCGATCTGCAAGATTATTTGCAGCGTGTCGTTGGCTATTGCCTGACCGGGCTGACGATAGAACACGCGATGTTCTTTTTGTATGGCACCGGTGCCAACGGGAAATCTGTATTCACCTCGACGCTGTCGGGCATCTTTGGCGAGTTTACCACCGTTGCGCCGATGGACATGCTGATAGCGACCCAAGGCGAGCGCCACCCGACCGACATGGCGGGCCTACGCGGGGCGCGCATGGTGACGGCTATCGAGACCGAGCAGGGAACGCGCTGGGCCGAGGCCAAGCTCAAGGCGCTGACCGGCGGCGACCCGATCTCGGCGCGATTCATGCGGCAGGATTTTTTTCAGTATGTGCCGCAATTCAAGTTGATGATCGCGGGCAATCACAAGCCTTCGATGCGCAGCCAAGACGAGGCGATGCGGAGAAGGGTACAGTTGATCCCGTTCGCGGTGACGATCCCCGAGGCGCAACGCGAGCTTGATCTGGTCGACAAACTGAAAGCCGAGTGGCCGGGGATTTTGCAGTGGGCGATTGTCGGTTGTCAGATGTGGCAGGCGCTAGGTTTGAAGCCGCCGGGCATAGTGCAAAAAGCCACCGAGGATTATTTTCTCGACGAGGATGCAGTTGGTCGATGGATCGCCGATGATTGTATGATTGGCGTTTCATATTCTGTCGTGTTTAGCTCCCTCTACAAATCTTGGAAAGTCTGGGCCGAGGACAACGGTGAGTTTGTGATGTCAAGCAAAGCCTTGAGCAAAGCTCTACGAGATCGGTTCAAATGCCAAAGCGCCAGATCAAACGGCATCGTTTTTATGCGAGGCATCAAACTCGGGAATGATGATCAAGTGCGCGAAGTGTCCGATGCTCTATTATAGGCGTGCTAGGTGCATATGACGCGCGCCTAATACGTCTACAATGGACAATCGAGCACTACGCGCACTGGATGGCTCAAACAAAGGAGAAAGCAAAATGGAAAAAGGTTGGGACTTGCCCTATGGAGCCTATATCGCATCTGATCGCATCGTGCTTTTCAATCGAGCTTATCGGCCGATCATTGAGCGCCGAGCCGATGGCACGGTGGTGAGGTCCGATCCAAACGAATGGATCAAGCACGATTTTCAGATCAACTTTTATGATGATCTCTGCGTCCCGAGACAAAATAAACACACGAAGCGGGTCATTGAGCGCATCCTCGAAAAGTTTGAGCGGAAGCTGAAACAATAGCTTCGGATTGAAGATTTGCACGCATGAGCGTAGCTTGTCCGACGTGGCGGTGAGCAGCGTCGTGCGCGGGTGGAGTGCCTCGGCGATTTGTCTGTGACCGCAGTGAGGTCGCCGTTTCGTCCGCAGCCGGGCCGTTCACTGCCACACATTTCGGCGACGCCTTGAGAGGTGCTAGACATGGCGGGAAAGCTCAAAACGAAAGACATCGGGACGCAGCGCAGAAAGCAGCGCGTGGCAGCGCAAGCTGTGACGCCGAGCGCGCCGCCTACGCATGTACGGCAGCCGGTGAAGCCGTCGCGCTGGCGCTACTGGCGGAATGTGCTGAAAAGCATGTGGCCTGCGTGATGGTATTTCAACCCGGTCAGAGCGGATTGCCCGGCGCGTGGAATTATCGAGCGCGGCCGTGGAAAGAAGCATTGATGCGTGCGCTCAAGCGCCAGCAGGTGCTGCTGGTGACGCCGAGCGGCAAGATGCTGCCGAGCTTGAGTCATGAGGACTACGACCCGGCGACCAGCGTCGGCAACGCCAAGCGCATCATTCCGCCCGAGCAGGCGCTTGAGGTGATCGCCGACCTCACCGTGCAGATGGCGTTATGCGGCGACCGCGAGCAGATCAACGAGATCGGCAACAGGCTCGACGGCAGACCGCCGCAAACTGTCGAAGGCGGCGAGTTTCCCCTTGTCACGCATGTGCAATGGCTTGACGGCGACGACGATGATGTCGTTGATGCAGAGGCAGTGGAAATTCACGCCAACGGAAACGGAGCGACGACCATGTTGCCACCGAAGCCACGACCTGACGAGCCCCCGCAGCCGACGCCGCAGCCTGACGAGCCCGACGACGACGACGACACGGCCGCGCCCGAGGGCGACGACGTGCTGCGCGTTGTCGATCTCGACGGTGACGACGTGCTCGGCAATGACTGACGTGCCTGTGACTTAACCCCAACGAAGGGATCGACACATGACGAGGGCAGAAGATGAAGCCAAAGCCAAAGAAGCCGAAGCCAAAGCGCGCCGCGACCAAGCGCAAGCCGGTAAAGCGTCGGACTCCAGCGGCAAAGTCCACGGTGAGCGAGCCGGTGTCGCCGGTTCCACCGAGCGAGACACCTTCGAGCCAATGACCGCAGCCAACGACCCGACGCCGAGCTTGCCGGATCGATGGGAGGTCGGGCAGACCGAAGCCGAGGCTGCCGCGAACGAGGCGATTGCCACCAAGCGCGCCGAGGACGCCAAGGCCGAGGACGAGCGCAAGGCGAAGGAAAGCGCCGATGCGCGTGACGGCGCACTGTCAGAGGACGAGCGCAAAGCTCGCGCCGACGACGCCACCAACGAGGCGCAGAAAACCAATCCGATCCTGCACCCCGAAGGCGAGGACAAGCAGCCGAGGCGTTAATTGGCCGTTCACCCGCAGCACCCCGGTCTCGCTACGATTCCGTATCGAGCCCGGCCGGTGTTCAAGCCGTTTCACCGGCGCAAAAATCGCTGGGCGGTGATCGTCGCGCACCGACGTGCTGGCAAGACGGTCGCCGCCGTCAACGACGCCGTGCGCTCGGCAATCCGCAACAAGTCGGGCGATGGGCGTTATGCCTACATCGCGCCGCTCTACAATCAAGCGAAAGACGTGGCATGGGATTACCTCAAGTTTTATGCGCGCCCGCTGCTCGCCAAGCCGCCGAACGAGAGCGAGCTTCGCGTCGATCTCACCAACGGCGCTCGCGTCAGACTGTACGGTGCCGACAATCCTGATCGGCTACGCGGCGGCGGCTTCGATGGCGTGATCCTCGACGAGTATGCCGACATGCGTCCCGCAGTGTGGGGCGAGGTGATCAGGCCAATGCTCGCCGACAGACAGGGATGGGCGACGTTTATCGGCACCCCAAAGGGCCGCGTCGGGCTCTACGACATTTGGGCGGGGCAGAAGCTGTGGGCGAACGTCGAGCTTTACCGGCTGATGCTGAAAGCCAGCGAGACCGGCATCATCGCCACCAACGAGTTGATCGAAGCTCGCCGCACCATGAGCGAAGAAGAATATGCACAGGAATTTGAGTGCAGCTTCGACGCGGCAATCCGTGGCGCGTACTACGGCAAGCTCATGTCGAGGCTCGAAGCCGAGGGCAAGATCAGCGGCGTGCCTTACGACAGCGCGGCGCTGGTTTGGACCGCATGGGATTTGGGCAAGAACAACGCCACCGCGATCTGGTTTGCGCAAGTCGTCGGCCGCGAGGTTCACATCATTGACTACTACGAGGCGAGCGGGCCCGAGCTTGATCACTACGCCGCAATCGTGCGCGGCAAGCCTTACGTCTATGCGGGCCACATCCTGCCGCACGATGCACAGGCGAAAATTCTCGGCATGTCGCAGACCAGATGGGAGCAGCTTGAGAAGCTCTTGCAGAAAATGCCGACGCCTTGCCCGATGCACCGCGTCGAGGACGGCATCAACGCCGCTCGCGTGATGCTCGGAAGGTGCTGGATAGATCGGGTAAAGTGCGAGCGGGGCATTGACTGTTTGAAGCTCTATCGCGCAGATTACGACGTGAAGCTCGGCTCGCTGCGCAGTGTGCCGGTGCATGATTGGGCTAGCAACGGCGCGGACGCTTTCAGGTATCTGGCGATGGCGCTCGACAAGTCGGACCTCTCAAAGAGCAATTTCGCAAGAACGCTGGTCTATCCCGAGCAGGGAGTGGCGTGATGGCGCACTTTCGCACATGGGTGAAATGGTCCGGCGTCGGCGGACGCGGCGAAGAAGAAGCGATGCGCCTCGCCTGTCACACCGCGCTCGATGATCTGTTACGCGAAATGAAGCGCAAGCGCGTCGACCCGGTCGCCGACCGCGACGGCAAGCGCAAGCTAGAGCTAATCGTCAACGCGGGGCCCGAGTGATGGCAGCTTATCGGCTCGGCAACGGTGGCGGGGGCGGCGTTGATCCCGATCTGCGTGGCAGCACGATGACGGACGACGACTTGCAGGCCATGTTGGCGGCGCAGAAAGGCGACGCACTAAGCAGCGGCAACGAAAGCACGCTCGGATCGAGCCGCGAGAAGGCGCTGGATTATTACTACGGTGAAATGCCGGACATGAAGCCGCTCGAAGGGCGCAGCAAGGCAGTTTCCACCGACGTTGCCGACACCATCGACGGGCTGATGCCGGGGTTGATGGAAATCTTTGCCGGAAGCGACGAAGTCGTCGTGTTCGATCCCGTCGCGCCCGACGACATCGATGCCGCCGAGCAAGAAACCGACGTGACCAATCACGTCTTTATGCAGCAAAACAACGGGTTTTTAGTCCTTTATTCGATGATCAAGGACGCGCTGCTGGAAAAGCTCGGCACGGTCAAGGTTTGGACCGAGCTTGAGACCCGCGAGGAAAAAGAGACCTATCACAACGTCACCGAGGATGTTCTTGCAGTGGTCCTTACGGACCCCGAGATCGAGATCACCGCGATGTCGCCGAGCCAAGAGCTTCCCGGCACCTTCGACGTTGAGGTGAGCACCAAGCAAGAGGTGAAACGTCATCGCGTGGTGCCGGTGCCGCCAAATGAATTTGGCTGGTCGCGCCGCACCGGCATGCAGGTGCAGGACACCGATTATTGCTACCATGAGCCCGAGGGCGGGCGCTCCATCGACGAGCTTGTGACGCAAGGCTATGACCGCAAGCTGCTCGAAGATTTGCCCACCGACAATTCGGACAAGTCTAGCGAAAGCTCGCACCGCGACACCATCAACGACTCCGACCGCCGGGGCGCGTCCGACGATCTCAACAAGATCATGCGGCACGTCCAAGTCTGCGAGCACTACGTTCGCATGGACTACAAGGGCGATGGCAAATCCTGCCTCTACAAAGTCACCACCGCAGGCGACGAGACCAAAATTCTGACCAAGGGCGGCCAGCCCGACATCGAGCCGGTCGACGTGATTCCCTTTGCGTGCATCACGCCCTACATCGTCACGCATCGCTTGTGCGGGCGAAGCGCCGCCGACCTCGTCATGGACATTCAGAAGATCAAAACCGCGCTGACACGCGGGCTGCTGGATAACATCTATCTGACGCTCAACCCGAGGGTCGAGGTCGCCGAGGCCAACGCGAGCGAAAACACCCTCGACGATCTGCTGATCTCACGTCCCGGCGGGCTGGTGCGCACCAAAACGCCCGGCGGCCTGCTGCCGTTTGTGCATCCCGACATCACCGGCAGCATTTATCCGATGCTGCAATACATGGACTCAACGCGCGAGTGGCGCACCGGCGTGACGCGCCAAGGCCAAGGCCTCGACGCGGATGCGCTCAACAATCAGACCGCCACCGCCGCGATGCAATTCTACGATGTGGCGCAGGCCCGCATGAAGCTGGTCGCGCGCATCTTCGCCGAGACCGGCATCGCCGATATGTTTTGGCTCTTGCATCGCACCATCCGCAAGAACGGCGATCAGCAGATGACGCTGCGCTTGCGCAACAAGTGGGTCACGGTCGATCCCCGAAATTGGAAAGACCGCAACGACATGACGGTCAATGTCGGGTTGGGTCATGGCGGCAAGGCCGAGCAGATGCAGCAGATGCTGGTGCTGATCAACGCCCAGCGCGAGGCGGCGGCTGGCATGATGGGCATGGTGAAGCCGATCAATTTTTATAACAGCGCCCGCGATCTGGTCCGCCTGCTCGACAAGAAAGACGTGGATCGATATTTCACGCAGCCCGATCCGAACGCGCAGATGCCGACGCCGCCTGACCCGAACGCTGGCAAGGCGCAGATCGAGCAGGCCAAGGGTCAGGCCCACATGCAGATCGAGCAGGGCAAACTCGCCGCCAAGCAGCAATCCGACCAGATGAAGGCGGCGACCGACGCGCAGATGGCGCAGATGAAGGCTGGCATCGAGCAGCAAAAAGCGGCGATGGACGTGCAGGTGAAGCAGATGGAAGCCGCGCACAAGACGGCAATCGAGAAGCTACAGGCCGAGGCCGACATTGCCGTCGGACGCGCCAAGGCCGCCGCGCAGATGCAAATTGCAGAGCAAAAGCATGCGCTAGAGGTAGACAAAGCCACCATCCAAGCGCAGCTTGACGTTCACAAGCACATTCTCGACGCGCATTTCGCGCAGCAGAAGCACGGTATGGATATGACCGCAAAGCAAGAAGATGCTCGCGCCAAGCGCGAGGACTTTAAGGCTCGGGCACAAGAGCGACGCGCCGCAGCGCGAGCGAAGCCGAAGGGAAAGAGCGATGGCGGGCGGTAGCTCATCAACTGGCGGCAGCAGCCGGGGCGGGCCTTTCACCGGTGGTGGCGGCGGCGGCGGCGGCAATCCCTTTGGTGGTCTCGGCAAGGTCGGCTTGCGGCCGATGACGACGCCGATGATGCCAGCGCAGCAGAATTTTCAGCAAAACCAAGCCACCATGCAGCCAGCCGGACCGATGGCCGGTGGCGGCATCAATCAACCCAATCCGCGTAATCCGCAGATGGGCATGCAGCCGCCGCAGTGGGCCGGGTCGCAGCAGGCCGCGCCGGGCATGCTGGTAAAAGGGCAGGGCGATTGGACGCCGCAGCAACTGGCGCAGAACGCCGCACGCAGCGGCGGCATCACTTGGAACGGCAACCAGCCCAACTTTGCGGGCGGGGCGAACAATTGGTTGTCGGGCCCGAGCGCATGGCGCGGCAGCGATCCCGGCGACGTGAGTCAAGCGCAGATGGATGCGCTAAAGAATCGGGCTGATGGTCTGCGCAGCCTCATGCAGAAAGATCAGCGGCTGGTCAACCAAGGTGATCGCCGACCCGAGGGGATGGATTTGCTACGGCAGCGCATGCAGAATTTGCGCGGCTATCAGAAATTCATGGGCCAGCACCTTGTGCCGGGAACCACCACGCCAGCCTCGGAGGCCGACCCCTACACCGTGGGCTATGCCACCGACAGCATGGGCGGCTTGAGCAATTCGGCGCAGCTAATGGCGATGCTTGCGGCACAAGGTATGGGCACGGTGTAATGAACGACGAGCTTTCACAGCATAAGATCAATCGCGGCCATAGAGCCCGGCAGCTTCTTAGCGACCCAACGCTCAACGAGGCCTTTGAGTCACTGCTTGCCGACGCCGACGAGGCACGCGAGCAGAGCAAACCCGACGAGACGATGCTGCGCGAGGAATGTCATCGCGCCAAAAAATCCATCGAGGCTTTGCGCAAGAAACTCGCCTTTTGGGGCTCTGACGCGGACATCGAGCAGAAGCACCTAGACGAGTTGCAAGCCAAGAAGGAGACCGCAGATGTTTCTTGAAAAGACGTTCGGCCTAACGGCCTCAATATTGTGCGCACCAGAAGGCGAGGGCGGTAGTCCCGCTTCCGCTACGCCGACCGCGCCAACGAGCCCACCGGCGGCAACGCCCGACACCAGCGGCATGCCGTCGGTGGTGCGCTCGCCCGACAAGGCGATCTCAAGCTCCGATCTGACGCCGAGCCAAGCTGGCCGCATGCTGCGCAATTTGCGCAAGCCGAAGGGGGCCGCACAAGAATCACCGCCCGAGGGGCTAGAGCAAGACGACGCTCGCCCTGCCGGGCTCGCATCGACCGGCGCTGACACGCCGGACGGCACCGCCCCTGATCAGCCGGAAGGCGATCAGGCTACCGGTGAGATCGCCGAGGACGCCCCGCAAGGTGATGAGCCTGCGATAAGCGAGCCGCCGCGATCTTGGAGTGCTGAGGATCGCGCGATTTGGTCCGACCTCTCACCCGCAGCGCAAGAGAAAATCTTGGCGCGGGCCAGCGAGGACGAGCGCGCAACCCGCAAGGCTCAAAATGAGGCTGCTCAAATTCGTCAAAGCATGGATCAGCAACTGCTTGGCGAGCGCACACAATTGGAGCAGGTGAGGCAGCAATATGAGGCCGCCTTGCCCGATCTGTATCGCATGCTCGCGTCGAGCGAGCAGTTCCAAGACATCCAAAGTTTTGAGGATGTCGAGGCTTTGGCGAAAACTGATTGGGCTCGGTATATCGAATACGACGCTCATGTGAAAAAAGTTGGGATTGTCCAGCAGCAGATGCTGCAAGCGCAGCAGCGGCAGGCTGAGGAATACAATCACAACTGGATGCGTTGGTCGACGCAAGAGGATCAGAGATTTGCCGAGCGGGTTCCCGACATGCGAGACCCCGCCAAGGCGAAAGTCGTGCATGACACCGGTGCGAAAACGCTCACCGATGTCGGCTTCTCTGCGCATGAGATCAACGAGCTTTGGAACGGCCGCGCATCGTTGTCGATGCGGGACCATCGCGTGCAGGAATTGTTTCACGACGCGATCAAATTCCGAGCGTCAAAAGGCCAAGTCGAGTCTGCCAGAGCCAGATCGCTTCCAGCGGTGCAGCGGCCGGGAGTCGCGCAATCCGGTAGCCGGAATGTGCAAGCACTGCAATCGGCAAAACAGAAACTAGCCTCGTCCGGCAACATCAAAGACGGCGTGGCACTATTGCGGGCGCAACGCGCAGCAAACGCGAGGGCGGGCCGCTAGGAGATTTCGATGACTGTTCCTGCACAAACATTCACGACCTACCCGGCGAAGGGTAATCGTGAGGACTTGACCGATGTTATTTATAACATCGACCCGACCGAGACGCCGTTCATCACCAACATCGAGCGCGTTGGGCAGAAAGCGGTGCTGCATGAGTGGCAGACCCAAGCTCTCGACGCGCCCGACGTAAACAACGCGCAGCTTGAAGGCGACGATGCCGCTGCCGTTGCCGTCGTGCCGACCGTTCGCCTCGGCAATTACTGCCAGATCAGCCGCAAGTCGGGCCGGGTTTCCGGCACGCAGCGTGCGGTCGATCACGCAGGCCGCGAGGACGAGCTTGATTATCAGAAGCTGCTCAAGGGCAAGGCGCTCAAACGCGACATGGAAAGCATCTTGACCGGTGCCAACCAAGCCAAAGCGGCGGGCACCGATGCGGCAACGCCGCGCAAGTTGGCTTCCCTCTTGAGTTGGGTCAAATCCAACACCAACAAAACCGGCACCGACCCGGCGCTCGCCGACGGCACCGGGACGCGCACCGACGGTGCAGTGCGTGCCTACACCGAGCCGTTGCTGAAAGACGTGCTCGGCAAGTGTTGGACCAATGGCGGCGAGCCGAACATGATCATGCTCGGCGGCTTCAACAAGCAGCAAATGTCGACGTTTGTTGGTCGCGGTCAGCCGATGGAGGAAACCAAGGCCAAGAAAATCGTCAACGCCGTGAACACCTACGAGGGCGATTTCGGCTTGCAAAAAGTCGTGCCCAATCGGTTCCAGCGTCCGCAGGATGTGTGGGTGCTGCAAACCGATATGTGGGCGGTGAGCTATCTCCCCGGTCGCCGCATGGTGTCCGAGGACTTGGCGACCACCGGCGACAGCGATGCGTTTTTCATTCTCTCCGAGTATTCGCTCGAAGCTCGCAATGAAAAGGCGTCGGGCCTGATTGCTGATTGTTCTTCGACTTAGTTAGCGGGCGTCGCGGCGAACGTCTCTCCCTAGCGGGGCGTTCGCCGTTCCGGCCTGATCAGACGTTCGCATCGAAAGGATGCTCACATGCCTCTTTCAGAAAATCACAATCTGCAAATGAACGCGATCAGCGGCCAGATGGTCGATGTCGCCACGCCGGGAATCGTCTATGTGCCGGTGCCGTTCAAGGGCCGCGTGGTCGCTGGCGGCTGCGCGATCAGCGCGCCGCTCACCGCCGCCAACACCATCGTCACGGTGTCGAAGGTCAACCCGGCTGGCGTCAAGACTATCGGCACCATCACCATTCCGAACGCTGGCTCGGGTGCCGGGTCGAGCTATGGCTTGGTGATCACCGGCAGCGAGGCCGATTGCTATGTCGACGCTTACGAAACGCTGAAAGTCGACAGCGACGGCGGCGGCACCGGCCCGGCGGTCGGCAGCTTCGTCATTCACATTCGTGGAGGCTAACATGATTGCCATGCGACCGGGCCCAAGTCAGGCCCTGACCACCGGCGCAGCGTCGGGAACGATGACCAACGCCACTAGCGCGGGCGTTGGCACCGTTCGCGTCCTTGTCACCGGCAACCCCTGCTTTATTCGCTTCTCTGCTGCCGGGTCGCCAGCCGTGGCGACCGACATGCAGATCGCCGTCAACGTGCCGGAATATTTTCAGATCGGTGCGGGCGCGGTGAAGCTATCGGCAATTTCGCCAGCCGGTGCTGGCGTACTGACGATGACGGAAATGTCGTGAAATTTGTGCATGTCGACGAGTGGGGCGTGTCGACGGTCTACCATGTCGATGACGCCAATGGCCGCGTAGTCCTCGCCACCGAGCGGGTGCAGGATTGCGAGGACATTCTCGACGATAACAAGCGGATGCAAAACGGGGAACGCCAAGTAGGCAATATGCGCCTGACCTCGCAAATCCCGGTGATCGTGATCGAGGCGTGGCTGCGCGAGGCTTGGGAGCGCGGGCAAGTTGGTTTGAAGCTGGCCGACAGGGAATTTGACGAGATTATTTTTCGCAAACTGCGTGATCCCGATTGGAAATGGCTAAGGTGCTCATAGATGCCGATCACCAAGAATAGCGAATTGCAGGCGGCGGCGCTCAAGTGGATGGCGCGCACCGACATCACCGCCGACATCCAAGATTGCATCACGCTGGCCGAGGCGTTCTTTGATCGCAAACTGCGCACGCGGCAGCAGGAAGCTGTGATCACGCTGGTGCCGACCGACGGCTCGGCGACGCTGCCCATCGACTATCTGGCATGGCGGCGGCTGACATGGGCGGGCAGCCCGGAGCGCGATCTCGAATATGTCGTGCCGTCGATGTTAACGCGCTT